CAGACAGAGCCTAAAAGATGGAGCATTTCGACAAATACTCCTATTCGTCACGTCGCTCCCGACGTTTTGTTGAATTAAACAGGTCCTGGTCGACTTGTTACAAATTTAACTTTGGGCCATCCAACAAAGAACCCTAAGTTATAATCATCTCCTACGGATGTCATTAAAAGCAATGACATATACATACCGTCACAATTTCCCGCATTCCTAAACCATGCAACGGTTAAGACCGGATACGAATCATAATATTCGACAATACTAAACTGTCGTGCAGGGAGATACAGCTTGCTTGAATAATATGGTACCTCAATTTCATGAACCGAACATGAAGATGGTTTAAACACTTCAATTCCTTCTACACCATAAAACAATTGCTCAACAAGCATTCCCATATATGATGGGCCATGTTGGTGTGCAACTTGGGTTAAGGAATTTAATTGTAAAGAATCAGCAGTAGTATTAGTCAGCCCAGTAATAATTATATTCGATGCATTATCATAAACACGCGTAGACGTGCTTGTGGAAGTTTGCACAAACTCCATGATCTTATACCTCATGCTACCGCGTTTTCCTAAAAACGCAGAAGAAATGTACATTTCCGGCGTATTAAATGTATAGTTGTAACTAACAGTAGAAGCACCTACCTTAGCTGTATGTATACCGGCTGTATTAGTCCCAGTTCTCAGATTGTACGGACCCTGGTTTAATACAATATAATCAGCGGTACTACCAGATGGAAATCCAATTGTCATATAAGGCACTGTTCTCTTTAACAATGGCCTCAAGCTCTTAACAGTCTCCCCCATGAACATCCTATTACTATCATAACTTTCATTATCAGCTTCCATAACAAGTTGTGTTGTCGTAGAAACTGGGTCAGCAACCTCCCCAGATTGCTCACGAATATAGTTAACATAGTTTGATCCTGGCTTAGCTAATTGGAAATCATCACCTCCACTAATCCAAACATTTATATCTACATCACAGGATATAGTAGCGTCCTCATTAGGAACGACCATTTCATTCAGCACATAAATTGAAATTGCCCCATATATTGCATCAGCCTTAACAAGCGGACTGGAATTGATAGCCTGAAAATATGCACTATTCATAGGTACCCATTCAGTACGATTATGGTTTGCTATGGCTATTTCAAACTCCTTATCACTTGCAATATCGATTATAGAGGCATAAGTAGTATTCATTTCTGGTGAGCTATTAACTGCAACTGGATCATAAATAACTAACAACCTTCCCCTATGAAAAGCGGATGAGACGACTTGAAATTTAAATTTTATGGTTCCCTTAAAATAATTAAAGAGCATAGCAGCCCCGCCTATGGCAGAAGGAAAATAAAACTGCGTCGCAGAATCATACATAGCCATAGTCGGCGCCACTGGGGTTACGTTAAGCAAAGTTCCACGAACCACATTGCGACCCCAAGTGAACTTTCCCACATAAGATGGTTTTGAACAGATATAAGTTATCGCTAACTCGTCCTGATTAGTACAAAAAAATGTACTAGTACTTGGTGTGACATTATTCTTTTTATCTAAGGATAATTTGAAACCAGTAAATGTCCCTATAGAATTACAGTTACTGCTACATGGCATTAATGCAACAGGGCAAGGATCTTGCGATACAATTGGCTTACTCCAGCCAAAAACATCGCATATCTCAGCACCTATCCTTAACGCTTGTTCAGCTGGTAATACTGTTTCACCTATAACAGGGATTAAGCTAAGCTTATGTAACTTGTTTGCCACATTTGTGGCAACTTTTGATATTGGGCCTTTAGGGTCTCCATTTTCTACGTTACCACTTTGAGGGGAAATCAAATTCATATCCACATTAGTAGGACCAGCCACCTTTACATTTTCGAACCACGCAGTAATAGTAACAGTCAGAACACTAGTAGCTAATATGTTGGCATTACTCATTCTAAGAGTGTTAATGCTTCTGAAAATCACCTCTCCCATTCCTTGATAAGGATCAGTTAAATCTAAGTAGGAGTCGTGATAAGTGAAAGGTAATATCATTTCTCCACCCTTTGACGTACAAGGATCAATAATTATATGAGGCAATTGACTCATAGAACATAACGTGCCAGCAACGCCAAAGTTGTAATCACCCAATTGATCCATTCCTTGCATAGGTCTAAAAGAGGCCATTATAAGCCCATAATAAAAACTATTACCATTTATCATGATTTTCATATGAACGTTACCTGAAAATAACTTAACATTCGTCAACCTATTACTTATTCGAGGATTGGACAATAATTGTGCCCAAGGATCTATACTATAATAAGTGCTAGTAGTACCAACATTGAAGGTTCCAATTACGACAGGCCTAGCCAGAAAATCAGAAATTGACAAATCATTATCTTGAATGTGCGTATAATGGTCATTTGATATATCTAAAATCTCATCAGTTTTTAATTGAGAGAACTTGACTAGTAATTCCTTTTCATTGACTATCTGTGAAGAATGTTCAATAATATGTTGCGATACATCCAATACGTCGCCGCAACCACGACTATATTGACTGACAAATTTAAAGGTGTTGTCAGGATCACCTATATTTTTATAATTTTTGTTTGCAACTGAAATACAGTCATTTTTGTTTTGACACTGCAAATCATGACCAAAGCCTAATATGTAAGTAGCGTCATGCCTAAACATATCGGTAACCAATTGATCACAACAGTGCTCCTCCAATTTATTTATGTGTCTGAGAAACATAGACACAACAGTACTAACAAAGGAGGGTGATTTAGAATTATTAAATTCACCTCTCCATGCAAGCAATTGGTCATCAAATGTTTTATTTAACAAAAAAATGATGGTCAATACCATGCTTGCGGGCTATGTTAGTTATTTTAGCCCTAAACGTCTCATATGCATTTCTGCCATGAAACTTCATTTCTAGGAGTGCAGTATCCACATTGACAGCAGTAACTGCATCCACTGACATTACAGATTGTTTTACATAACATAAACTCTTATATATACTCGTCAAGCTCAACGGGGCCACAACTAATTCAAATTCATAATCATATTTAAACTTACGTTTTAAAAAATCTACGTCAGTTAGCTTCATAAACTTAACTGACCTACCATCCTTATGACAATTAGTTGCCTTTATATTAAACTTACCGAGTGTTGATATAATATTATCAACATTGAATTTTTTTGTGATGTTTGATACTTGGCCAACAGAATCATCACCAAATGTGGCTAATGAAACATATTCTCTGAATCCTCTAGACAAAATATTTTGCCTGTCTTTGAATATGTCATAAAATGCGCATCTCATATAAATACTATTGACTATACTTCCTAGCATAGACGTCAAATTAATTCCAGATGTGATAATACCAGGTATTTGCACCAAATCCCCATTTAAGTTTATAACGTTATATAGCAATACTCTCTTTAACACACGAACCATTGTAATATCATCAACAGAATAACCGCACCTTATAAGGATTCTAATTAATATATCAAATACCCTATCAAATATTACGTCATTACAAGACAAATCAAAAGCCGAGAAATCCAATGCTATCCACCTACCATTTTTGAACTTATTTAATCGCTTAAATAGCTTATCCCATCTAGTGCAATGGGGATTAATCCCCACCGCACATTCACTCGCTTCACATTGTGTGTATATTAACCTAGACAACGTCAGTGTTAGCTTTCGACACAACATTTGCAATATTATTCCTGGGTTAAATATGGTCCTCTGCTTTAAACCTGATGAAACCTTTGTTGGTTCAACCTTGGGAAAAGCGTCAGTCAAATGCCAAGTTCTGATTCCTTGCTTCCATTTTTGTTCGTGGACATAATATTCATCCCAAACAAACTTGTGCAATATCCACTTCCCATCTTCTAATGTAGCATACTTACTCTTTTTCCCAGATAAGTATTTGCCCGCACTTGTTGACATAGGCATACCATTCAAATATTTCAATGATTGTATCCCATTAACTATCTCATCATCCGTTAAAACCCTGATTTCCTTACTCCAATATGTTATATTACTATCTATAACGTCAGTCAACGACTTTTCATAATCATTTATAGCCCAATTCAGCGCATCAAGAGGAATCTTACATCCATCATCAACCTTGTGTATAAATTGCTTAAAATGAAATGATTTATCATTTGACAGTCCTTTTAAACTTGGGCAAGTCCAATCATCCAATACATTAAATTGCGCTCGAACATCATCACAGATTTTAGTCTTAAATATAATATTCTTAATATGAACACGATCACTCAACGACCCTAACGGTATTACTCTTGAACAATTATCTGGTAAGGTCTTAAGGCACGTGTTTTTATGGAACTCTGGGGAGTACAGCATCTTCCCGAACTGATCTATATTAAACTCTTCATCCTGTATTATTGTACTAGAATGGGCAATAATGCCAGTTGACATAAGAGAACTTAACGCAAATAAAATATCAGATTTGGTGATATGGATACCTACTCCCAATCTATTAACAGAATTGGGTACTAAGCTTTCATCAAGACCACCAGCATGAATGCCTAATATAATAGCACGATTAAAAGTCTCAGAAATAATAACAGAACCACGAAGTCCTTTTCTAACATCACCAAAATAATGGTAACCAGGAAAAGTTATACCCAACTCGGCGTTATTTGTACAATTTGCATTATACGTAATTGCAGAAATTTGGGTAGTCTCAAAATTCCCAGTAGATGATTTATAACACAACCTACCAGCATGAGTTCCAATTAACACTTCATCTGTAAACCTATCGATAACACCAGCAACAATACCACGTGTTCTAACTTTTATAACACAAAAATCTTTTGACGGATTGAAATAACAAGAGTTAGAATCCTTCGATATATTTATTATTTTATTAATTACTGAATTACCTGTACGTTGATTATCCACTTCACTAAATACAAGACTCATCTCAACCTCTGGTGCAACAGACAATGATCGTAAAACACGTATAAAATGAAAGTTTAACAAAATATGTTCACAATCAAGAGCTATGGCTCTAGTCTCCTTGCCAAGGCATGAAACATAACAAGTGATACCTTTAACATAATTTAACAAGTGTTCTTTACTTTGGATATTTCCAGACAATGGTGCGCAAAACAAACTTGGAAAATTGTCCTTCCAATTGTATTGCTCCTTATCTAAACTCGCTATCTCAGAGACAGTTAAATTTCCATATTGTTCTATATTATAGAACCGCGAAAAATAATTTGGTATTATATATCTACAAAACACATATGCTAATACAAGCGGGTTGACAGTATCTTTCATAAACAAGTCAGTCTTTGACTGCAACTTACGATATCCTTGTGTCCTACTTATAATTTTATCTAACACCATTTTCAATAAAATCTCCTTATCATACCCATGAAACCAATTATAAACAAGGCTATTAACTCGATCCCTAATAGCCATCCCCTTAAGAAATACATCAGTAAATGGAGTAATAATATTATAAGATGTATTATCACAACCATTATTACACAAATGCCGAGCATGACTTAGGGTATTAGCTATAGAATCTAGTGAATATAATGTCTTAAACAATTGAGTATTAGCATGCATATAATAGTCTACTCTGCTACCTTCCATACAGGTTGGCAACACGACTAACGGGTTGCACAGTACCCTACGAATATACCTAAACAAATTACGTATGACTGACATAAATATCGTACATACAAAGTTATCAAAACTTATTTGCAATATGTCCTTAATATGACCCAAACATGAATCTGCAAAGGCATACTCCATAGACAATTTTACTATTTGTGTGTCAATTCCACTATTCCTAAACTTACGTAGGTCATCTGACAGTTTAGACAATATAGTTCCACTATGCTCTTCAACTTGGGACTGGTCAATAATAGGAAGATTAGTTATGCTATCACTTGAAAAATTGCAGCCTTTACACGACAACAATCCGCAATTACATACAATTTTTTTATCCAGCTCATCATAAACTTTCAACATCCTTTCTTGTTTTTGTACATGAGACACCATAAACTTTTTAACAAATGCAAGTGTCTCATGGATTGTCAATTTTTCATGTACAACTTTTTGCTTCCAGTCAGAATCAGTAGGTTTGCTAATAGGAGAACATAATGACTCTTTAATATTTGCAACAGGTGATGAGGACCCTATTTCACACTCATATATAGTTATTTCCCAAATATCAGGGACAATAGAAGTATCAGTTACTTTATCATAATCAACACAGGTTTGAAGTGTTCCTGGTTCAGAACCAGGTTTTCTATACTGTTCTTTAACTTGAACGTCAAAAACGTAATTTATGCGCCTTCTCACGGCAGATTGAAAATTACTTGTTGATGACAAATTCAATTCAGGATTATTAGTAGTTAATATATTAACCATAGTCCTATTATAGAACATACCCTTACTTTCCAATGCTGCGGACAACAAATTATGTGGAACATTATTTACACTCTTAAGCAAGAAGTTGTTTAAATCAAAGCCTCCAGGTTCATAAATTGCATTTGCAGCATCATCAACCATTATCCAAGTATAATAATTTTTCCATCCTGACTGAAACTTATCCTTATCATTTAAATTATAACAATGCTTTGATGTCCATGGCAAATTGACAGATATCAATGCTTGTCGTGCTATAAGAGAAGATACAAGACTCTTATTGACGGCAGAACGACCCGACACAACAAAACACGCAGGTGCCATACGCATAGACTGTGCGTAAGTACTTGTTACTGCATACTGTTGATACTGTTCCGCCTTCAGTAAATACATGCTAACCTTTGATAAATACTGAGGTGGCAAAGTTTTACGAACAGTCTTAATATTATTAACAAAAGACTCCAATTGTTCCTCATATTCATATTGCGTCTTGGAATTACATGAACAATCGGGGTCCAACCTAAGATCACCATTTATCGATGAATTATGCAACTTTGTAACTTCAGCAAAATCGTTCTCTATTGCGTCAACAATCGTATTAGTTGACCAAAAACCAGACAAAGACCCTGACTCAACGAAGACAGATACAGCATTTACCACATAAAGTACAGCTTCCAAAACAGAGCCTATTATATCAAATTTTGCCAATATTTGTTCTATCATCTTGCACAAATGATTATGCAAGTTTTTACCACCAATAAGAACTAATTTGGGATTAAGCAATGCTGTTAATAAGGCACAAGCTGAACTAATAAATGATTTTAAATATTGATTTGCTTGAGCAATATTAACCACCAACAAGCTAGATTTTATCATTTCATAATAATTCTTTACAGTAATATCCGCCCAATTTTCTCCCAAAAAGTAACATAGAATTTGCTGAATACCATCTAGTATCGCAATGCTAATTGACCCAGGAAAAAACAAGCCTAACAAAGAAAATACTTTTATCAACTTGTCATCGCAGAACACAGTTAAATAAGAAGACAATATTTTCTCTAATAAAGTCAAAACCATCTCAATATTTTCCTCAGTGTAGTTATCATTGAAACATCCAACAAGCTTGGAAAATTGTATTTTCGTCTGAACACCGATGTTATCAATGAGACCTTTTAACGTTTCATCATACATAGGAGGTGTATCACCAGAATGTTCCTTTATGTCATATGGCATCAAATAAGTATAAACTGTTGACAACGTTATTACGTCTAATTCTACAACATCAGATATTTGTATTCTGATAAAATTATCAAAAAAACGCATAATATATATAAACGAGTTGTCATCTGTAGTTTCATAAACATAACGCGTAGTACTTATTATGTCACAAAGTAAGTAAACATCAGTTAACTCGAGCATATAAACCCTTTTACTACACTTAAAAGGCCTATTTTCACCAGTCAATACCAATCTATCGCGAACGCGTTTTTTCGGCATATATCTTTTCCTTACCGAGGTCACAGTATTATGCAACTTTGTGCATAAATACTGAGACGTATTATCAAGGCAACCATGCTGTTCCCTGATAAACTTATAACACACATTAAATGAATTAAATGGAGTTATACATACACATACATAATCATCGTCATATCCTAAACAATAACAGTCTAAACACAATTTATTTTCATCAAAATAGTACACAAACAATGAGCCATTAAGGCAAAAACTACTAAAGACAGAATCATACATAAACAACAAATCAGCAGCGAGCTGATTATTTACACTATATCTCTTACTACTGAAATGCATTACTGCATCAACAATAGTCTTAGGGATTATAGTGTCACAATTGTGAGTAGTCTCATTACAAAAAAACAACGAGAAGTTGTTACTTTCGTAAACGGAAACTTTATCACAAGCAATTTCATCATATCCATAGTCATCAACAAACAATGACAATTTGCCATAACCTTCATTATTATAATCTTGAAATATCAAATAATCATCATCAAACCTGCGAGGGTTTCCTGATGATCGTTGATACCAATTTATATCTTTCATATTGCTTACAACTTGTCCAAACAAAATTTGGACAAGAAGTAAGCACTCACGTGCTTACAACTTGTTGGACCAGACACTAATATATGTAGGCCTCTGTGTGTGTAAATGCAACACTGGGTAGAAATGCTCCAACTACTATAATATTAAGTCACCAATTATTAACTTTGTAATTATACCTTTAATAGACTTACAAATTACCTATTAACATATTAGTTTAATATCATAGCATATACATACTATTCCAACTGATTACAAATTACACACACTTACCTCGCGAACATATACGTTGCATAAGGACCGATCGTCCGAACTCGATGTGAACCTAAGTTCCCATCTAAAATATTAAATTAAAATAAGTATAAGAATACCTACGGCTGCTTTCTACTAAAGACAGCCTACGGTTGGCAATGGGTATTAAGAAAGCCAATTCGAATATATTTCATTATACGCTTATCAAGCGTACACATTGCCCAACGCAATGTAATTCAGAACTTGCTAAATAAGACTGAATTTATCAAATTTAAACTACACTTTTACTCAATTTAGCTAAATAAAAGTGTGGGCTTAAAATACTAACAGCATAAACCCATCTGCTGTTAGAGCTATTGTATTCTAACCAAGACAATAGCTAAACAACCACAAATAATAAAGTAATTTTGGTTAGTCAATTACATTATGGCAAAAGAGGTTTGCCATCCTACATGCAAAGCATGTTTACAGCAAGCTGCTTCTCACTGTATCTAGACAAGAAAAGTTTAGCAGTACTATACGTAAGCAGACGCATAATACTGCTATCGGACCTGGGTTCAGGGTCCGATATCGTAAAAAATGCTAGCAAAAAACTAACACCCGACCCCA